TCAGACACTTTGGCTTGACCTTGCCCCGCAGCTTGTCTATCCACGGTTTGACCATGCAGCCTTTCTTGTTGTCCACCAGGATATCCATGATTTCCTTCAACTTTTCCTGGCCCTTGCCGTGCTGGTCATAGTTGTAGGTCATTTGGATATACGCAACAGGACACATCGCCTCTTCGTCAGTATGGATGCACTCGCTGCATTGCTCGTCAAATACGTAGCCCTCTGAACTATTTGAGTAATATGCCATCGCTACACCTCCTTGACAGAGTCGATGTACTGTTTTGCGGATGAGGTGATCTCACAATCCTGGAAGCCTAAGCACTGCTCGGCTGCATATCGTGTGTAGGCGGCTTCTAAAATGTCATCATAATACCCGAGGCTATTCTCATGCCTTTCGACCGCTATCTGGACTTGCCACTTTCCTGCTATTTTGTGCCAATACACCCCCTTTATCCCAGAGGTGTTATCCATCCTCATCTTACTATTCCTCGCCTGGCATTGGTGTGATGCCTCCCTGAGATTAACCCGGCGATTGTCGGCCCTGTCCCGGTTGATATGGTCAATTTGATTTTCCGGCATATATCCATCGGTGTAGAGTATGGCGAGGCGATGTGCTTTGTATGACCTGCCGCCTATACTGATCTGACGATATCCTTCAGGGTTAATACAACCTGCCTCAAATCCATTCGACCTTCCTGGCCCGCTAGTCCTCCGCCTAAATTTCCCAGTGTCTTGGTCATAATCCAAAACCTCTTTTAATCTTTCCTGTGTGATCATGCCTCTACCTCTATTTTTCTTCCCTCTTCGGCGCTTTCGTCGTAGAAGATTGCCCTGGCCATCCCGCTTAAATCGGAGATTGAGTAATACTCTGCCCCTGTAGGTACACGCCGAACATCGCCGGTGCAGAGGTAGTAATTAGTCTCCTGAAAATCCTCCGCTGCCTCGCGGTTATTGAAGAATATTGCTTGGTTGTTCGTGATTATGTAGTACATCTTATACCTCCAATTTTACGCGATTGTTTTCTTCCACCAAAACATCGTTCCAATCCTGCCCAGGTTTCTCAGGGAGATACACCGTGACAGCAATTCCGCCACGAACTGACAGCTTGTGCGCCAAGGAGTATGCCGCCTTCTGGCCCGCGTAATTCGTGTCGTTATCCCCGATTATCGCCAATGTCTTGACTCCGATAGGTGGCTCAAACCCTTCCAAGAGGGAAGAACTGAGCGCAGCCCATACCGGAATGCCGATCATCTCGGATGCCGCGATTGCCGTTTCAATCCCTTCAGCAACTCCAAGCATTTCGGTCTGTTCGTACAACCGCACCGCCCCTCCTGTCATTTTCTTTATCGCCGGGAGAATTTTCTTGGGACTTTCCAGCCGCAACTTATCCCCGGCAGCGTCGATGTATGTCCTGTGCATCGTCACCGCCACGCCATCGGCCCCGGTGAACACGGCAAGCATGGCTTTCTGGTTCTGCTTTGTCTCTGATTCCCAACAGGCCGGATGATAGCGCAATACCCCAGGTATCTTACTCAACCCCCGCTTGGTCAAATACTTGTACGCCGGGTCTGTCGTCTGAATCGGCATGGACGAGGTGAAAATCTCCCTCAATTTCTCAGGAGTTATCGTGTTCTCTTTGGTTTTTGCCGATATGGGTATTGCACCGACAAGCGGGGAAACCTGTTCAATCGCTTCCATGAAGTTGCACCCGAGTACCTTTTGAACCAACTCCCATCCATCCCCGGCCCCGCAGGTACATATCCAGGTTCCCGCCCCGGCCTTGTCATCGAACCGGAAATGCTTTTTGTCGGTCCCGCAGACTGGACATGCTGTATGCCGTCCGTCACCAACCTCAATCCCAAGAGAGGCATAAATCCCCGGCCATCTCCCGATTGCGGACTCTTTTACTTGTTCTATATTCATGTTGTTCCTTTGGATTTTGCTTTTCTGATATTCGTGTATTTTATCCAGTTAAAGAAAGTCTCGTCAGGTTCAATCGGTGAAACGCTATCCATTCCCCTCGGCCATACGCCTGTTTTGTCCTTGTAACTCCATGCCGTCCATCCCGACTTGTACCCTTTCTGCCGTCGATACCATTCAAACATCCCGAACCATCGCCTCTTTTCAGCAGGAGAAAACGACTTTTTTCCTTTATGCTCAACCAGTTCCCCATCAACTGCCTCGACCTTCCTGCCGAATTTCTTCATCTCGCTTCCGCAGTCAGGACAATGTGTAGTTGCCTCAAAGATTGCGTGACAAGTCGGGCACTTCATAGGCTGTTTGTCTTTCTTCTCCCGCTCCTTCTTCTTCCATGCCTTCTCATTCCCATCAAGAAACCATTCAACAGGGTCGGTAATGTACCCGTGTTCAGATATCACCCCGGCAAAGTCCAGCAGGATAAGGTTCTCTTTGCCAGGAGAAGGACGCAACCCACGGCCTACGCACTGCCTGAACAGGCCCAGGCTCTTTGTCGGCCTTGCCATGACAACACAGGAGATATCAGGCACATCCATGCCCTCGATATACAAGGCGACATTACAGATAACCTTGATCCGGCCCTCATCCATTTCCTTGAACGCGTACTCCCTTTCGTCGTCTCCGCTCTTTGCATCCAAGTGCATTGCGGGGATTCCTGCCCTGATAAACTCGTCTCGTAAATGGATGGAATGCTTGACGTTGACCGCAAAAACGATGGTCTTCCGGTTCTCTGCCAGTTTCAGCCAGTTCTGCACGACATCCCCAACCAGTTTGGGTTTGTCCATCTTTGCGCCAATAGCCTTCTTGTCGTAATCGCCCATCTCCAACTTGATTTTCGACAAATCTATCTCAGTCGGAGCGTAATATTTGACAGGGCAGAGATAGCCTTTCTCAGTTAATTCGCCTACATCAATAATACTGATAAGGTCGTCGTATATCTCGCCCAGCCCTCTGCCGTCAGCACGTACCGGAGTGGCAGTGGTTCCGATGATCACCTTGTCCTGATAGGCGCTGTAAATATCCTGATATCGCTTGGATATTGAGGTATGACTTTCGTCGGTGAGAACGATATCGGCATCAATGAAGAAATGGTTGTATTGCAACTCGTCAAGCTGCATCCGGCGATGGTAGGTCTGGACAGTGGAGACATAGACCTGATTCCCTTGGATAAACTCTTCCCCTGCCATTATCACCCCTGCCGTGATGCCGAAATGCTTATCCAGGGTTTCAGCGAATTGCCTTACGAGGTTCCGCCGATGCACCAGGAACAGGCAGGTTTTACCCTTACTTACCGCCAGGTTGATTATCTCTCCGTAGATTAAACTCTTGCCACTGCCGGTGGGAAGGACGATCAAGGGCCGCTTATGGCCAGACACGATTGATTCACGGGCTGAGGAAACGGCTGTATTCTGATAATCACGCAGTATGCACATAGAATCACCCGAACGGGGTTTCAACTACTTCCCCGGTTGCTGTGTTGATCCACCCCTCCCCACCAGAGGGAACAACCCCATCCCCTATAACAAATTCTTCCTTGGTAGGTAGGATGGAAGGAGAAGGAGAAGGAGAAGGAGAAGGAGCCAGCGCGTCGCTTGCGTTTCGTTGGCCAATCGTTAACGACCGTTGAACGTCGTTAATTAGTGCCCCGTACTCTTCCGCCGTGATAGCCACATATCCCTTGCTTTTTAGCTCTAAATACAGGGCATTATGTGTCTGAGCCATCCGGCTAAACCTGGCCTTGTCTCCCCTATTCTTGGCATCACTGGCCCACGGGTTATGCTGCTGCCAGTCGTGAATCACGTAATCATCACCGTCTTTTTCGATCAATCGGAGGTCGGCAAGCACCTTCACGAACCCCTCGCAGTCGTCACCAGCCCATTCCGCTGCAAGGCAAATGTCTAACGCGTCCATGTTCGTCAGGCGGCCGTTAACGGCCGTTAACGAAACGTAGGTCCACAGGCAGATGAGGCTGTAAAACCCCTCGTACCCAGTTTGACGGATGAGCCGCTTGATTTTGTGGTGTTTTACTAGGTTGGTGGAAATGCGGATATCAGTGTTCATTTTTGATTGATCTCCAACAGATACCACAGAAGTATTTTATTGCGTCGTCCTTGTCGTCCATTCTGCTGATTGCAAGGTCCATCGCATCTTCCACCTCATCTAGCGGCAGTAATTCCAAAAACTTTTTCAAACTTCTTTTTTTGAAACCATCCGACAGTATCCATCCCGGAAATGAGTCCCTGTATATCTTTGCTACAGCTTCAACATCAGCCGATTCTCTTTCCTTTATTTTCTTGAGAAAGTCCCGATAACCCTTGATCTGTGCTTCTTTCTCCTTTAATTGCTTTAGATTGTCTGCCATTGATGGGGTTACTGAAGATAACTGCACCGCACCATTCCCCCGGTTGCAGTCAAAACAAGACGTTATCAGGTTTTTGTCGTCATTGTCTCCCCCGGCAGAGACTGGTATCAAGTGGTCAACCTCAAGGATCACCTTCGGAGGACTGCTGCCGCAATACGCACACCTAAACCCATCACGCTTAAAGACCTCAAATCTCACCTTTTTTGATAACGCCTTTCTCTTAGCCATTGCCCCTCCAAACAAAAAAATGACTTCCCACCAGGATAAGCACCCACGGAGGCTAGACCGCCTCTTCCTTGCTTACCGGCCCCTGGTGAGAAGCCATTCTTTTGGAACAATTTTTTGTTCATTTCTGATACCCGTGGGTTTATAGGACGCAACCGGATAGGTCAACGAAGGGGGCCATCCCTCCATTTTTGGTTGCGCCTATATTATACCAAATTTTCCTAACACACGCAACACCTTTTCGCCTACACACCGCTATATATTGTACCTCGCTCATCCCCCACCCCCAACCCATTGTCCCCCGCCGATTTCCCAGCCGCCGACTGCAATCAGTTGTTCGACGGTCGGCGGGAAATCGGTTTGAATGTAGCGGCAGGTTAGGCGATCAAAACGACCCCAACGGTAATTTTTGATGTAACACCCTGGCCTGCCCAAAATGACCGGCGAGTTTCTGAGCGTCATTGGGGAACTTCAGCCTGAGAATTATCCGCCGCCCAGTGCTCTTGGAAAACCGCTCGGCCTGCTCGACATTCTCCCACGCTCTGACCGGGGGACTGATACCGCCAGCCTCAACGTACTTGCGGAGTTTGTTGCTGCTGCAAACGTGATAGACGACCATTATACACCTAAATAGTTGATATTAACAGATAAATCAAAAGGGCACATCCTCGCCAGTATCGTTTCCGCTAGGAGGATCGGGGAAGGTATTCTGCTCCTGCTGCTCGGACTTGGGACTGAGAAACTTCAGTTCCCGCACTGTAATTTCCGTCGAGTAACGATCCACCCCGTTGTTGTCCGTCCACTTCCGGGTATTCATCTCGCCCTGAATCAGCACCTTGCTCCCCTTGTGGAGATACGATACAGCCAGTTCCGCAGTCTTGGCCCAGGCCACGCACCGCACAAACTCCGTGACCTTCTTATCCCCGTAGCCTGAATCGCAGCAGACGGTGAAATTTGCTACCTGTGTGCCGCTGGCGGTTGATCGTGATTCAGGGTCCGCCGCTAAATTGCCTATGCCAGTAAATTGATTGAACATTATTCCACCTCTTCTTCAAAGTTTTCAAATTCAGTAACGCATTTCCAACACACCGCGCATCCATCCTCTTCCACATCACTTTCAAACGTACTGTTCAGGCTTCCACATGCGGGGCATAGCCATTCCCTGACAACCCTGTACGTCACTATCATGGCTCCACCTCAGCAGGTATTACCTCAAGGATATAGGACATCATACCCTCAACGCCATCACCCCCATCAATATCAACCCAGAACCCAGGTTCAAGCACCGTGGGATTCTCCCTTAATACCTCAACCACTTTGGCTGTGCCCACCCCATCGTCCTGATGCACACGTACCAATTGTCCTGCAACAATCTCAACTCCGTTCTTGTCCACCACTTTTTTCATACCTTCACCTCCCCCAACTCCATATCAAAGTTAGTCTTAGACAGGTCGAGCAACTCCTTGACATCCTGCTTGGACTTGTGGGCGAAGTGCAGCAGGTCTACCATCAACCCCAGAACATCGGTATCGAGGGTGTTCAGGCTGAACCCATCCGTGCCCTTCGGTATCCACGCCGCCAGCGCCACCTTCGCCCGCTTGACCCGCTCCGCATTCGCCGCCTTGCGCCCAGTTGCTACGGTCCCCGGCATTGCGATAGTCATCACGACACCTCTTGCAGTTTCGTGACGATGGTTCCAAGTTCCTCTGAAAACCTCACCAGTTCAGCTTTTAACGCAGCGTGGAACTTGGCATCAGGTTCGGCCTTGATCATCAGCGGTTTCATGCTTGGATAGTAGGAGACAAACCACCAGTATTCGCGCCCAGTGACGAACATGCTGCCCTGAACCTGCTGATAATATGTCGATGGAATTTTCCCGGTTAGGAGATAGTCAACCTGAGTAGCCAACTGAGGGCATTTGATCTCAATCCCGCCGTTGTCACCAATCAACCCGTCAGGACTGCACCCCCATCGTCCATTATCCTCAATGCACAGTCCGACCTCCTGAACTTCTGCGTCATGCAACATACAGAAGAGAAGCCTTGCCTCTGCCTCCATTTCGATTCCGCGTGACATCGCCGCTGACTGGTATGATTCTTCCTTGCTGCCGGTGATCTTCTCCCCTGCCAGTTGGTAGAGATATTTAGTCCGGCTCTTGCTTGGCTCCCCCTTGGTTGTGACTATCTCGGAAAACTTGCTTGCCGTCGGAAGACCGGCCCTATACGACATCCATTCAGGTGATCCCTGATCGACGTTGATTATCTTCATGCCTTGACCAGTGGTTTTTGCATGACAGCCGCCATGATAGTAGGAAGTTTGCCTTGAGGAATTTCACTCAACGCGCCGACTGCCGCTACCTTCTCGACGTACTCCATAAACTTTTCGAGGATGACCCCCCTTGCCCTCATTTCGGACTCTAACACGTCAAGCTGTTCGGATGTAACAGGGGCCATGTCGGAATTGCCATTTCCAGGGCCTACAATGCCACCTGGCGCGTCGTTCTGTGGATTCGGGTAGGGTGGCTTGGGTTCATCCGCTTTCGTCTCTGGGGCCACTCCTGCGTCCAAAAATGCGCCAAGTGCTTTTCCAGTGTCAACCGATGGAGTGAACCACTGTCCGACAGGGAACAATCCGGTGCGGTCCTTGTCACCTTCGGCCTGATGCGATACGTCCATTTTGAGTACAGCAGTCATCTCATATTCAATTCCATCACGTTGCTGTGGGGCCATGCCGAGCTTTTTGACCTGCTGCTTACCGTTGCCGTCTGCCTCCTGCGTGTAGGATTGCTTGCTCCGCATGGTTGCGATGATGTGGCAGGGAGATTTAAGCATGGCGTTCAGGAATGCTTCGTGGCGAGGATTACACTTCCCCCAGTTGATCCAGCTATTTCCCGGCATCTTATCGTGTATCTCAAGAATACCGCCTGTTCCAACCCACTCATGGCTCATGCTGTCGATGATGATGCAGTCGTACCCGCCCCTCTCTGCCATCTGAATCAGCGCAATGTATCGCTCCGGGGTGTACGGCTCATCGAGCGCGGCATGGTCGAATGGGGTTATATCTGAGTATAACTTTCCGCTGTCCTTCTCCGTGTCAATCAAAGCGATCTTCCCCTCTTCTCCGACCAGCCCCCGTGCGATGAGCAGGGATGATAGTGATTTACCGCTGCCGCTCGGTCCTTCGATTGCGAGGCGACATTTTAACTTCTCTTTCTTTGCTGGTTTGAACATTATTTCTCTCCATTGTTATCATCTGGCACATACTCAACCAGTTCTAAATCCCATCCGTCTACTATCCCAGATTCCCAATCCGTTGTTACATTGCACATTCCAAGGGTGTACAGTTTCTGGTCTTCAACTTTATCCATACCCAATATCGGCCAGTCCTTATTTACTTCAGAGAGGGTATCATTTTCCCACCCGCAATATTTACAGCCTGGGCAGGACAACTTTTTAAGTTTGTTCAACTTTACTGTTTGGGCAAAGCCTCTTGCGGTAAGATAAAACGACACACTTGCTCGATAGACTGTGCCGAGGCATTGCTCTTCGGCTGGCTCCACATCGAGCAACAGGTCATCAAGTAGATCCATCATTTCCTCCGGGCCAGTAAGTTGACCACCTTCTCAATAGTTTGGGCGAGATATGCCCCTTCGTTCATCGTGTTATTGTGGATTGAATTTCGGCCGGTTCGGTGATGCTCAGGGCAGAGCGGAACTACTAGCCAGTTACTCGCCCGTTGCGCCATTCCCGCGAATTGCCGGATATGGTGGATCTCAGCCGGCCCGCCGCAGACCATGCAACCTAGCGATGCTACAGCGTTTAGATATTGCTTTTCCGTTACCATATTTGCTCCGTGGGCATCCCAAAGCCCGGATTGACCAGCCGATATGTCCTGTAATTCTTGTACGGCATATCGTTCCAGCTTGCCCCCTTTCCCACATGCCCCTTGAACGCCGTCCTGATATGCTGTAGCGTCTCTTCCAGCGTTACGTGGGGCAATGCCTGCACTCGGTAGTAATTACGCCAGAAGTGCGCCCACCGCCTACGCTCAACTTCATCGTCGAACTTGCGCTCATTCATCTATCTTCCCCCTGAGTACTGCAATTCCCCGGTCGGCTGCGTAAAGTTCATTACGCAATGTGTTTGCGAGGCGGACATAGTAGGAATTGCCCTGTGGCTCGCAGAGTATGTTTTTAAGTGTGGTGTATATTGCTGCTCGTTTATCCAGCAGATATTTCAAATCGTCTGCGTCTGTCATTTGTCTCTCCCCTCTCTCTTCATCCATCTATCTTCTCTCGGAGTGCTAAAATCAGCCTGTCGATGACGGCAATGTTTTCGCGGAGGGTTTCGGCCTCGGACACGTTGTAATTATTGGTTCTGGGCGCGTAGAGGTAGTCGAGTAGGGTTGTTTGCATTGCTCCGCGCCTTCGTAACAGGTATTCCAGTTCGTCTGCGTCTGTCATCGCTAAACCTCCCCACTCAAAAATCTGATATACCATGGCGGTTCAGTTGTTATTGTCCCATCGCTTTTCTCAACGACAGCAACAGTGTAATTACCAGGACCTGATTCAAGCTCTTCGTAATTAACACCCCAACAGTGGAACAATCCTTCATAGTCGTCTACCCACTTAAAATGAATATGGGCGGTATCAAATTTCTTCTTCATCACCATTACTTTCCGCATTTCATCCCCCCCTTGATCCCCATTGCTTCGTAGTATGCGTCTTCGGCCTTGGGCAGAACTATTCCCAACCCCTGAGCCAGGTTGTCAATCTCGTTCAGGTACTCGCGCATCTTTG